CTTGTACGGAGCAAACTTGTACGGAGCAAACTTGCACGGAGCAAACTTGCGCGGAGCAAACTTGCCTATCTTTAATAAATGGGCATACTCAATCAATCTAGAAAAGCAAGAAATAACTATTGGTTGCAAAACGAAAGATATTAAAAGTTGGGACTTATTTTTTGCTTCAAAAGAAGAATATTCAACATCTAGATCTTCTGAAGAATTCAAGTTTATAGAAGCAACATATTTAGCATCTAAAGCTTATATGCAGCATCTTTTAAAAGAGTAATATGAAAACAATAATTTCACTCGAGAATGGAAGATGGCTTGTTAACAGCAAGCCATTCAATAAGCTTAATAACAAGGAGAAAATCCACTTGAATAACTTTTTTAAACAAATGAAGAAAAATGGGAAATAATTATGATCATGATGTTCTTGGGACAGGAAATCCCAACCATCCAGCAAATCAAGAAGAAGCTCCTGAGTTTCAATCTGAAGATCTTAAAGAGTGTTTAGATCATTTCTACATGACTGATGACATTGATCCGCTATCATATGCTATAGCTGAAGTATTAAGGACTTTGGAATCCGCTCATTCAGATCTTGTTGAGTGCATTAATTTTGCAAGATCTTCTGACAATGCTTTTTTAGCAAATAAGTTAGCTAGCATAAGAACTAAAATCGATCGATATGGAAACAAAAATCCTTGAAGCTGATACAATTCCAAAAGAATTAAAGATTGGCCAGAAATACCATGTTAGTTGGGCAGCCAAAGGTTGTGTATGGGTTTTAAAAGGTTTTGTAAATAATAACCAAGTCGAACTTCAAACACCTAAAACAAAAAGGAAGATCTACACTAATGTAAATACATTGCGGCTTTTAAATACAGATGCTTTGAATGCTGCTCACGAAAGGATTCGAAAATTGCAATCAAAACAAATAGCCCTAGACTTATTTTGAAATGGATATAAAACTAGATCTTAGCAAAAGTTATTCAAGAAATAACAATATTGTTTATGAAAATGGAATCCCTATTTTCAAACATACAGGAAGCAAATTCATTGATGTTGAAAAGTTTAATGACTCAACAATCAATTACACTAATAGATACATAGAAATTAACCCAGGATTAATCGAAATACTAAAACCAATGAAACGTATTGTAAAATTATTTTATGATCTAGAAACAACAGGAACTGATGAGCGCAAACATGGCATCCACCAAATTTCTGGAATCATAGAAGTTGACGGCAAAATTGCTGAAAAATTCAACTTCAAAGTTGCACCCAATCCAAAAGCCAAGATCGAACCAGAAGCTTTAACTATTGGAGGAGTTACCGAAGAACAAATCAGAGCTTACCCAGAAATGCGAAAAGTTTATTTTGCTATCTTAAAAATACTTGGAAAGTATTGCGACCGCTTTAATGCCAAAGATAAAATTTGGTTGGTAGGTTTTAATAACCGAAAATTTGACGACGTATTTTTTAGATGTTGGTTCGAACAAAATGGAGATACATTTTTTGGATCTTGGTTTTGGTCGGATTCATTAGATGCTTTAGTTTTTGCTTCTCAATATTTAATTGATCGCAGACGAGATATGTCTTCTTTTAAATTAAAAAGAGTTGCCAAAGAACTTGGAATTGATGTTGACGAAACAAAGTTGCATGATGCTGAATATGATATTATGTTGACTAGAGAAGTGTACAGAATAGCCGTTGGACTTGAAATCGAAATATAATGAAAAATACAATCGCAAAAATAGAAGAAGCTTTATTAGCTAAAAGAAAAAAAGAAAAAAAAGAAAAAAAAGAAAAAAAAGAAAAAAAGAAAAAAAGTACAATAATCAGGATTTTAATCAAATGAAATTCTTGAGAAGTTTTCCAGACAGTTTTGAAGAATCGCACGCTATTCTTATGAATAGTGTTATTTATAAAATGTATGTAAGGCATCTAATGGAATTTAGATACTATGATGGAAATCCAAGACCTCAGCATTTTAATGGTCATAAGATTTTTGTAGCTGATGAGTTGGTAAGTGAATTTTTAATAATTGAGCAACCATGAAAGGAAAATATTTAATAACTACGGATGCTTGGTTTTATGGCCAAGATGGGCAACAGTACAAATCCGTTTGGGGTGAAGTTGAAATTCTAAATGATTCTATTTTGGGAATCAAAACAAATGCTAGAAGCTCAAATTGGTTTGCAAAAGTCGGAACTGAATCAAATCATTTAATAATTGCGGGCTGCCAAATCCATTACAGTTTGAAGTGTGAAAAACCAAATGCTGATTTAACTGAAGAATTCTGTGGCACCTCTAAAAATGAATTGGTGAAAGTTAATAATAAAATTTTAATCTTGGAATAAAATGGCAAAATGGCAAAATGGCAAAATGGCAAAATATAAAACTTTAACTAAGCAAGAAAAAGCTCAAAAGGCTTTGGAGTTGGCAAAAAAGCAAGAAGCTGACAAAGGTAAAAAACCAACATTCCTTAAAAATGGGATCACAGGTGAAAATCTTACGGGACAAAAAAGATGGAATTAATCAATGGAAACTATTTTGAGTGAAATAGTTTCCATTTTGGCCAATTTTATTGTTTACGGATTAATGTATTGATTTTCAACCGAATAAGTAAAAAGTACATAAACAATGTAAACAATCGTAAACAATGATTGTTTACGCGGTTTTTTCTTGCTAGGTCATACTTCAGATACTGCGTAAACAATGTAAACAATAATATTATAAAACCTTTTATTTGGAATATATTATAGAAATAAGTATATTGTCCCACTATACCCCTTAACGCGCGGTGATATAGAATTAGAGTTTTGTCACTTTTATTGTTTACATTGTTTACGTTTGAAAAAAGTGAGCGTAAATGGTTGATTTTTAGACAGGTGCGAAATTAAAAAGCGTAAACAATCATTGTTTACGATTGTTTCTCATTGTTTCTCATGGTCAAAGGTTTTTAGTTATGAAATTAATTCGTACATTTGCAGTGTACCAAATTTAATTGATATGAGATCACCAGAAGAAAAAGAAGGAATTTTTAATGATATTTTAGACGAGATCACTGAAGGTAGAGCTTTAACCAATATTTTAAAAGATCCTGGGATGTTCAGCCCAAATATATTTTTCAAATACATTCAAGACAACCCAGAGAAACAGAAGTTGTATGCGCGCGCGTGCGAAGTTAGACACGAGCTACTTTTTGATCGAATGCTTGATATTGCTGAAACACCTGAAGAAGGCGACGAAACAACATTAGATCACAATGGAATCAAAATTGTTACCAAAGATATGTTGGGCCACAGACGATTGAAGATTGACACCATTAAATGGCAGCTAGGCAAATTGAATCCAAAGAAATTTGGCGACAAATTAGATCTAACTTCCGAAAGCAAAATAACTTTTGCAGCTGAAAACTTGACAGAAGAAGAACAAGCTACTTTATTTGAACTTTCATTAAAACTAAAGCAAAATGATAAGTAATGGAGTTTTGCTTGGCATCCAAAAAAAGAGGTCAACAGAATCATTCTATGATTTTGTGCGGCTATTTTGGGATGTTGTTATAAAAGAAAAGCCAGTTTATAATTGGCATATAAAATACTTGTGCGATCAACTTCAGATCTTAGCACCTTATATTATTGAGCGAAAAGCTAAGCCTTATGATGTAGTCATAAACATTCCACCCGGGACATCAAAATCAACAATATGTACAATTATGTTTCCAGTATGGCTTTGGACTCAAGATCCAACTATTAGAATCATTACAAATTCATATTCAAGTGATCTGTCAACTGAGCATGCAATCAAATCTAGGGATGTTTTATTGAGCGACAAATTCAAAGTGTTATTTCCAAATATCGTTTTAAGAGCAGACAAGTCAGCTAAGCAAAATTATGAAAATGTTTCAGGTGGTGCCAGATACACAACCTCAACTGGTGGAACAATTACAGGTAAGCATGCTCATATTATTATTAATGACGATCCACTTAACCCATCACAAGCTGCTTCTGAAGCCGATCGTAAAAGTGCTAATGAGCATACTAAAACATTGTCATCAAGAAAAGTTGACAAAGAAAATACGCCAACAATAACAGTAATGCAAAGGCTACATGAAGAAGATGTAACAGGTTATTTGCTTACAAAGAAAAGCGACAGCATCAAACATATTTGCTTACCAGCTGAATTGTCACCTAAGGTTAAACCTAATGAGCTAAAAGAATTATATGTAGATGGATTATTGGATCCACAACGTATGCCAATGCGAGTTCTTACTGAAGCCAAAGTTGACTTAGGTAGCTATGGTTATGCAAATCAATATGGCCAAGAAGAAGCACCGCCTGAAGGTGGAATATTAAAAGCCAAATGGTTTGAAATAGTTGATTGGGACGAAGACTACAATAAGATTGTTTGGAATACAGCAGTCGATTCAGCTTATTCAGAATCAACCAAGAATGACGAAAGTGGCTACATGCAATTTGGAACATTGAACAACAACATGTACATTAGACATGCAATTGGGGTGTTCAAAGAATTTCCTGAATTGGTCAAACATACTATTTCATATTCGTCATTGCATGGATATTCAAATAAATCTATTATATTTGTCGAACCAAAAGCAAGTGGAAAATCATTGGTACAACAAATAAAGCGAACAACTTTGATTAACATCAAAGAAGATGCTGCACCAATAAAGGACAAAGTTGCAAGAGCTACCGATATTTCACCAATATGTGAATCCAAACGGGTGAAGCTTATTAGAGGTAACTGGAATGATGCTTTTCTTGCTCAGGTGAAAACGTTTCCAAATACGAAACAAAAAGGATTAATTGACTGCTTATATATAGCAGTTAGCAATTCACTTAAAAAATCAAATACAGGATGGGGATCAAGTCGTACAGCTTAGAAAATCTATTTGTAACCAAAATAATGTTGGTTGAATATCCTTTGTTACCACAAGAAGTAAAAGAAGTTGCCGACTATACTATCAAGGAAACACTCAGAGGTAACCCAGAATTGAGGATAAAAGGAAAAGTAATAAAACCTAAACAAATGAATTTTTGGTCACTTACGTGGTCAGATATAATTTTGCTTAGATTAGCTATCACTGATCAAAATATGTTAGATGTGCTTAGCATTGTATTTCAAATAGGTGAAAAGGAATTTATGAAGCTTGAGCTATTTAATGCTTATGCTGCTTATACGTGGGTAGTCAATCAATTTAAAACCATCATTGATGCTGAGATTGAGCAGCTAGCATCGGAATTATCTGAAGAAGAAAAAGAAGCAGGAGCTGAAGACCTTCAAGAATTTGGATATACTGTTGCACTTGATGGATTGACAAAAGGTGATCTATTAAAATATGATGACTACTTAATGTTGCCATATTCGAAAGTGTTTCGCAAAATGTGCTTAGACAAAAAAAAATACGATATTAACAAACAACTTCAAGAAAATGCTAGTAGAAAATCTCAAGCTCTTAATCAGTAGCTTAAATCAAAACATACCAAGCTCTACACCTTTGAAAGGAAAATGGAACTTCAATTACGGCAAAGAACATTGGCAAAACTTAGGCGACTATGTTAATGATGTTCACATGGATTTTATTGACAGGCAAAAATATTTACTTTTATTGTGGAAAGATCGATCTTTTGTACTAAATTCGCAAGGTGGGATTCAAGGTTACAGTTATGACGGTGAAATGGTTTTGCTTGTAAGATCCAAAATTTCAGATCCAACATATAACTATAAGTACGAAACTCACATCAAAAATCTAGAAGGTCAAACTGAAAGGCTATTTAATGGATTTTCAGATTGCGATGGTTGGACAATCAAATCTTGGAAAGAAGTTGAAGTTTCGAATGAGTTTGATACCAATCTAGATGGATTGAAAATACGATTCACAATTGAATTTGAAGAATAGATGGATGCTAAAGAGCAAATATATTTGAAGTACCTGGAAATTCTTAGAATCAAGCTGATCAAAAAATATGATGAGCTTGGTTTGAGAGCTTCAGGCAAATATGCAGATGCTTTAGAAGCCAAAGTTGAGCCAAACAAATTAATAATGTTTGGATCACCACATTCAGGAGTGATGGAACATGGTCGTAGAGCTGGAAAATTTCCACCATATAATCCAGAAACTGGAACTTTTGACGAAATAGCTGAATGGATCGAAACAAAACAAGGTTTGCCAGCTATTTTCAAAGAGAAAAAGAAACAATTTGCCTTCTTAATAGCTAGGAAATTAGCCAGAGAAGGCATAGTGGTACCAAATAGCTTCAATAAAGGGCAAGTAATTAGTGCAGTTGTTGACGATTTTCTTGCAAATGACATCAGTTTGATGCTTGAAGAACTAGGCGACATATTTTTAGCAAGAATAAAATCAGATGTTTTGGACATTTTTAAAGAATTATCATGATCTACCAAAGAATAAAGATTAGAAAAAGATTAATTAAGCTTATAATTTTAAGCTTTATTGTTTTGTGGCTTGCTTTTGAGTGTATTTATTCACTTTATAAACTAATAAGATGGCAATAGTTTTTACAAAAGACATACATGAAGATGTTTTATTATTAGCTTACAACAACAATGTTGTAAGATTCAACTCTGACACCGCTTTAATTCCTAAGACTGCTCAAATAACAGGCTTAGGAATTGATGTTTTATTATATCCGCATCCAAATGGTAGCTTCTATTTCAATTTCAAAGAGTACATAGAATCATCTATAAACACTAAAAATTTTATAGATGACTTTCCATATACTTTAGATCCATTCGATCCAGATACGTTTGCCTATGATGTTTCTGATGGTGCATTCTTAGAAGATGTTGTAACCTTCAAAATAAATTTTACAAACAATACTAACGAAACAACTACAAAATCATTAACTTTTATTTCAGCAGTTGAACAGCTTGACACTTTCAAAGGAAATGAAATTGTAATTCAAACTACTTTTGGTCAACTTGAAATATTGTCACCAGTTAAACAAAGAGGCGATGTTGCATTCTTAAAATATTGGAAAGGTTACCCATTTGAATTTTCATTTTATAAAAGTGTTTTGGCACATGATGTTTATGTTTACAACATGACATCAGCAACAGGTTTTCAACTGATACCAATACCAAATTATGTGACATCTTTATTTATAACTGATGGACAAACTACGAGCCCGTTTATTTCAGTTCCAACAGGATTGAATCATTTTGAATTTGAAGTTAATGGCAACACTTCAAATTCTCAATTGGACATCATGGCAGTTGACAATGAATGCGGAGTGTACGTGAAATTTTTAAATAAATATGGTCGTTACAATTACTGGTTATTTTCAAAATTCTATTTCAAAAATAGATCTTCAAAATATATGGATGAGCTAAATAACGATTTTGAAAATTTAGAAGATACTGTTTCGCCAACATTACAAATTGGCAAGTTATCAGACAGCACTTTGAAGTGTATGGCTAAAAAATTAAATGAAGCTGAAAAAATGATTCTTGAAGAAATCATTGACAGCCCAAAAATACTATTGTTCAAAGGAGCACCTGGAACAATTTCAACTCATAAAGATTGGATTGAGGTAAAACTTAAAACAACTTCTTTTCAAGTTGAATCACCAAATAAAAAATTGCATAATTTCCAAATTGAGTTGGATCTACCAAATAGAAATACGATAACACTATGAGTTGGATAGCTTACATAAATGGTCAACAATTAGAACTTTCGAATTCTAGTCCAGTAGCTCAGACTAAGCAAGTAAATGATCTTGCAAAGCTTGATAATAGACAGACTAATTTTACTAATAGATTCATTGCACCACTTACAGCTAATAATGTAAAAGCAATGGATCGTGTTTACTTAGTAGGCAGCCAATCAAATTTGCCGTATCAAAAAAATGAATTTGATTTGTTTGATTCTGAAAGCGGTGAATGTTTGATCTACAAAGGTTGGGCAAATGTTTCAAAAACAACTGACAAAGGCTACGAAATTTATATTTATGATGGTTACATTGACTTCTATAAGTCGATTGAAAACAAGTCATTGACTGAAATAAGTATTAATGATCTTAATCATGCTAAAAGCTTAACTAATATTATTGATAGCTGGAACAATTTGTTGCCTTACATGTATTGCATTACTGATTATAATGGCAAAAATACCTATGTATCAGGTGGAACGTCTGTTAATGTTAATATTGATTATCAAGTTCCAAGTGCTAGAATAGAATATATTTGGAATCAAATTTTTGCCTATGCTGGCTTTACTTATTCCGGATCATTTTTTAATACTGAGAAGTTTAAAAATTGGTTTATGAGTTTTCCAAAACCATTGCTTGGAACTAATCTAATTATAAATCTAATTGTTGATCAAGATTCTAAGAAAACTCAAAATCTTACATACTTTAATCAAGGATCTTTGCAGAATGTTTATGACTATGGAAGTGTGTTACCTGATAACATTAATACGCCTTACATTACAGGGATTGGAACAACTAGTCAAATTCCAGGCGTAGGAGTTAATGTTTGGAAAAATATACTTCAAACTAAAACATATAGGGTAAAAATAAACCACGGTTGGAAAAGGGACACTTTTCAAAATAATGCTTTAGTTTATGAAACTGCAGATCACTATTATTTTGAAATGAAAAATGCTTTAGGCATAACTGTCCAAGAAGCGATAATAACTAAAGATGTAGATTTTTTCTTCAGTGGAGTCGCAGGATATACATTTAGAATAGAAGTAACAACTTACCCAACATTGCCATTTGTTTTATTTAATGCAGTTTGGATTTGGGGTGTTGGTGGGCCTACTAATCTTGCGCCTCTAGTAACTATTACACTTAATCCAGATGGATCATATAATTTTGGAGATCGATATATAAAAATAGAAGACTATGTTGGTGAACAAGTTTTGTTTTCAGAAGCTTTAAGTGATTTTAAAGCAACTGATTTTGTAAATCAAATAATGCAATTTGGTGGATTAACCGCTTTTAAAAGCAAATATGAAAACCACATTGAATTCAAAACTATAGATGAGCTTATTGTTTCACCTAACGTTTTAGATTGGTCAAATAAATATCTAGGCAAATCTTCTGAAGTTTATAAAATTGGAAACTATTCACAAAAAAATAATTTCAAATATAGATATAATGAAGAAAATGAAAAGCATAATGATGGCAGTATATTAATAGCTGATGAGAATCTAAATGACGAAGGAACAATTTTCCAATCGAAAATATATAGTCCTGAAAGAGATTTTGCATATTTAGCAGGTAAAATGGTCAACACCTTTAGACTTTGGAATAAGAATCTAAAAGATGATGGAACAATTGAGTATAAAGATTTGTCAGGAAGATATTATTTTCAAAGATACCAAGCCGAAACATCAACAATTGTCATCGGATCTGAAACTACTAACACACATCAGACTGTTAATAGTTCTAAATTTGCATCTTTTTCAAGATTAAAATTCAATGAAATAATAGTAGACAACTATTCAGCTATTTCAAATATATTAGACAAATCAAAAATGCTTGAAGCTTCATTTGATTTGAATATAATA